GATGGTCAGCCTGCGGCAGATGAACCTTGTCGGCATCCGTGCTGAACGCTTCATCAACTGGACCAAGCGCCGCCCTGGTGCTGTTCAGTGGATCGAAAGCGCCGCTTACGGTCAGGCATAAGCCTTTCTCGACAGATACAGCCGGTCGCAGACTTTCTGCGGCTGGCACTTCAATGGAGAATGGCAATGAAACATCAGTCCTATATGAACCGGGCATTGAAGGCGCGTGACCCTCGCTATGCTCGTATTCTCGGAAAGCTCGGTTATTCCACCACCGCCCTTGCGACCGAAGTTGGCGAGCCACAGCCACCATTGACGGTCACAATACCGGATAATTGGCGCGAATTGGGTTGGCCACAGCTCAAATCACTGGCCGGATCGGTCAGCGATGAGAAAATCAAGACCAAGGACGATGCTGTGGCAGTAATCGAACTTGAGATCGAACGCCGCGAGAAGGCTAATTCCTGATGCGTGTACTTGGCTTCAACATCACCCGCGAAAAGGCGGCTGGCAACTTGTCGCGCCCCAATGATCGGGGTGGTTGGTGGCAAGTCATAAAAGAAAGCTTCACAGGCGCTTGGCAGCGTAACATTGAAGTCCGATTTGACAGCGTGCTGGCGTTTCATGCAGATTTTGCATGCCGCACTTTGATTGCGTCTGACATCGCCAAGTTGCGCATCAAGCTCGTGAAGCAGGATAGCGACGGCGTATGGTCTGAGATCAAGAAAAAGCCGTTCTCTGATGTGCTGGCTAAGCCAAACCACTATCAGAACCGCATCCAGTTTATGGAAAATTGGGTTCTCTCCAAGCTCCAGAACGGAAATACCTATGTTCTGAAGCAGCGAAATGAGCGCGGACAGGTCGAAAGGCTCTATGTCCTTGATCCGAACCTTGTCACTCCACTGATCAGCGATGACGGATCTGTGTTCTATCAGATGAACACCGATAAGCTTGCAGGTGTCGAAGATCAGGTCATTGTTCCTGCTCGTGAGATTATTCACGACCGTTTCAACTGCTTTTATCACCCGCTTGTGGGCCTTTCCCCGATTTTTGCTGGCGGATTGGCAGCAATGCAAGGCCTCGCAATTCAGAATGACAGCACTTCATTCTTTCAAAATGGAGCGCAGCCGGGTGGCGTTCTCACTGCGCCGGGAGAAATTAAGGCCGAAACTGCTGCTCGTCTCAAAGAGCATTGGGACAGCAATTATTCGGGCAAGAACTCTGGCAAAGTCGCAGTTCTTGGCGATGGCCTAAAATATGAAGCGATGCGGGCTAAATCTACCGATAGCCAGATGATTGAGCAGTTGAAATGGTCTGCTGAAGTCGTTTGCTCGGTCTATCACGTGCCTCCATACAAGGCTGACGTGGGTCAGATGCCAACGAACAACAACGTTCAGAGCTTAAACATCGAGTATTATTCGCAGTGCTTGCAAATCCTAATTGAGAGCATTGAACTTTGCCTTGATGAAGGCCTCGGTACGGGTGAAGGCCTAGGCACGGAATTGGATGTTGACAATCTGCTGAGAATGGACACTGCAACCCAAATGGACGTTCTGGACAAGGCTAAGAGCGTTCTCACGCTTGATGAGCGCCGCCGCCGCCTTGAGATGCCGGCGCTGCCAAAAGGCGGAAACACGGTTTACCTGCAGCAGCAGGATCACAGCATTGAGGCAATCGCGGCAAGGGATCGTCAGCTTATTGATGGCGTAGATAACCCAGCACAGCCGCCTGCAAACGACAATATGACCGAAGAAGCCGACAAGGCGATGATCGAAATTCTGAGAGGGTTTGGCCAATGACGTTTAATGGTAAAGCCTTCGGTCAGGAAATCGTCAAAGAGGTCCGGTCGTTTCTAAGCAAAGAGCTTGCTCCCATCTTCAAGCGATTGGATGACTTAGAGAAGCGTTTTGACGCGCTTCCAACGCCAAAAGACGGCAGAGACGCCGACTTGAACGAAGTCCGTTCGATGATTACGGAGGCGTTGAAGCCGATTAATGAAGCCGTCAACGCCATTGAGCCAGCACCAGAGCTTCCCGACATTCCGAAGATGATTGACGAAGCAATTGCTGCCCGTATGGACGTTGAGGATATGGAGCGCAGCATTGAACAAGTCGTTCGCGCTGTGGTCGCTGAAATCCCGCTTCCTCAGGACGGCAAGGACGGAGCTCCGGGTGCTGACGGAAAAGATGGCGAACCGGGCCGCGATGGTTTGGACGTGAAAGACCTTTTCCGAGGAGAAGGCGGTGTTCTGGTTGCCACAATGTCGGATGGCCGGGTTAAGGAGCTAGGTCAGTTCGTCGGCAAGGATGGCGAGAACGGCGCACCGGGAAAAGATGGGGCTGACGGTGTTGGCTTTGATGACCTGTCAGTTGCTTACGATGGCGAAAAAACCGTGACATTGCGGTTTACGAAGGGCGATCAGGTCAAGGAATTCCCTGTTGTGATGCCTGTCGTCATTGACAGAGGCGTGTTCTCAGAAGGCAAAACCTATGCGCCGGGTGACGGCGTGACATGGGGCGGCAGTTTTTGGATCGCTCAGGAAGAAACTGGCGAAAAGCCAGACAGCGCCAAGGGCTGGCGTTTGGCGGTCAAGAAGGGCAGGGACGGCAAAGACGCCAAATCAACGCCAGCGGTCAATTCTGGCCCGATACGGGTCACAATTCCCAAGGCAGGTGAATAATGGCCGATCTGGTTTCGCTCCAAGAGGTCAAGAACGGCCTGCGCATCGATACCGATGATGATGATGCACATCTGAACTTGCTTATTTCTGCCGCTTCTGGTCGGGTCATAGCCTACCTTGATTTTCGATCCAATGAAGTCATTGACCAGAACGGCGCGACGACTGATGCGCGTGTGAAAGCCGCAGCGATTATGCTGGTTGGCTACTACTACCGCAATCCTGACCAAGACCCGGATCAAGACTTTGCAGTTGGTATGTTGCCGAAGCCAGTTTCGTCCATGCTGTACCAACTACGCGACCCGATTGCGAGGTAGGACATGGCTGACAACCGCTCTGCAGGAAGCCTTTACTACAAGGTCGCGCTGGATAAGCGTGAAGACGTTGACGATGGCATGGGCAACACGGTTTCGGGCTGGCAAGAACAGTTCCAGACCAGAGCCGAGTTTATACACCTTCGCGGGTCTGAAGCCGTTATGGCCGGTCGTCTTCAGGGAAAGCACACACAGGTTATCCGGGTTCGTGTTTCCAGCAATACAAGGCTGATAACCACTGATTTCCGGGTTCGTGACACTCGTAGAAACATCGCTTTCAACATTCGCGATATCGAGTGGGAAACCAACCGCCAGTTTATTTCGCTCACATGCGAAAGCGGCGTAGCTACAGGGTGATGTCATGCCTTGGGTGGAATTTACTGACGATTTCGACTGGAAGCCAAAGCCTCAGTCAACAACTGCTTATCGGAAAGGTCAGCGGCTTCTAGTGACAACGGCCTGCGCGAATGCGGCGCGGGCTCGCGGTGTCATTGAGGAAATACCGACACCGAGGAAAGATGATGGCGAAAACAACCGTTCTGGGGCTTCAGAGCCTAGCAAGAAAGCTGAAAGCTATACCCCAAGAAGCAAAATCCGAAATCAGAAAAGCTCTTGAAGCTTCGGCTGAAGAAATCGTCCGCCTGGCAAAAAATCTTGTCCCGGTTGATGACGGCGATCTTCAGATGAGCATTTCGTGGACGTGGGGCGCTGCGCCGAAGGGGGCTATGGTCCTTGGAAACGTAATTGGGCCAAGCGACAAGAACGATCTCACAATAACCATTTACGCCGGCGGTGGGGAAGCTTTCTATGCCAGATGGGTAGAGTTTGGCACTCAGAAAATGGCAGCACAGCCGTTCTTTTTGCCAGCTTATCGAGCCAACCGGAAACGTGCACGAGCAAGAATTAGTCGAGGCGTGAATAAAGCGGCAAAGAAGGTCGCTTCCAGCCGTTAAGGATATCCAATGACTTCACCCTCGTTCGAGTTGCAGAAGCTGATCTATGACCGACTGACGGGTAATCCGGCAGTTTCCGCACTGATTGGGACGCGGGTTTACGACCGTGTTCCTGACAACCCAACGTTCCCATATGTTTCATTTGGCCCTTTTGATGAACTGAGTGATAATGCGGACTGTATCGATGGTTTCGAAGTTACCCTGCAACTTGACGTATGGTCACGATCTGTAGGTTTCCCAGAATGTCGCAAGATTGTTGATGCAGTTCGGAAGGCATTGCCCGACGATGGCATGACATTGCCCGACAACGCGTTGGCAACATTCAACCATCGAACCAGCAGAATATTTAGAGATCCCGATGGGCT